TTTAACACAATCTGTGGACTGCCAGATCCGGCAGTCAATACTTGAATCTGACGCACTCTAGCGCGACTACCATATACCGTAGCGTCTGCCGCTTTTGTTACTGCGAATACATCAGACATACCCATAACGACCCCCTATTACTGAACGCCGTCATTAGCCATCGCATAAGTGAGGACACCTGTGAATGTTCCACCAGTTGCGGCAGAAGAGCCTACTTTACCAGTTACAGTAGCGTCAGCCGCTAATCCACCAGCAACAGCCAAAGCGCCGTTTGCGCCTACGATTGTGCCAGCAGTATCGGCATCGACTTCATTAAACAAGCCGTCATCATCAGCAGATGTACCAATGTCAACTGTTGGGTTTGTACCACCAGTAGAGCCACCGATAACCATAATTGAAAGAGGAATAGCGCCAGCAGGGAGAGTCAGTGTTTCACCACTGGATGAAGATGTGCCAATACGCACATTTGTTGCCGCCGCCGCAGTTGGGTCAAAAGAGATTTGAACGCTCTGGGTCATTACACCCGGAGTATGTGTACCCTTTGTACCACCACCATAAGAGCGTACTACGCCCTGAAAAGTTGTATTAGCCATGAGGAACTCCTTGTCTTGGCTAGTGTCAGTCACACCATGCGACTGTCAAGGTTCTTGTACATTATACAAAAAAAGAGGGCGACCCGGAAGGGCCGCCCACTAGTTACCCTTAAAAAAGGGTGGGAGGAATTTTTAGGCTCCCGGTGATCCGTAGATACCAAGAGGATCTGAAACGCCGAAGCTGTAACGCTCACGGGCCTTGTAGCGAACATTGCCTGTATCAAAGTCACCATCCATAGATGTTGACATTGCAGTACGAACAAAGTGCTTCATGCCGTTTGGAACATCGGTTGTGATGAAGAAAGCGTCTGTATCAGTCAAGTAGTGATTGATAGCAAAGCCCTCTGGAATCGAACCGTTTGTACGCAGAGCGTTGACATCGTTATCAGATGTTCCTACGCGACCATCTGTCTGTAGCAAACGAGTTGCAACAAACATCAGTGCTGGTGGAACAATCAGCTTACGAGGACGAGCCGCAATCAAAAGACCACGCTCATCGACATATGCCGCAATGTTGATAACTGCATCTTCCAAAGAAGTTTCGTTCAGATCAGCCGCAACTGCTGGGCGGTTAGAGTTGTTACCACCTTGTACAGTTGGGTGAGATGCATTGAACAGGGTCACACCATCGCCAGACTGGAAAGTGGTGAAGCCGTTGTTCAACAAAGAAGCGGCTTTGACTTGCTTGGTGTAAGCCATAGCGCGAGCAAGAGCCTTTGTATAACGAGCAGAAAGCGCATCATACAAGTTATCTTCCATTGCTTCTTCAGTTACTGAGAAGCCCATTGCAACCGTTTCGTGGTTGTAACGAGCAGTGAAGGATTCCTGTGCTGAGTCATAGGAAATCGCTGAACCTTCCGGCTTGACCGGAGCGGATCCGAAACCTGACAGCTTCACTTCTTCTTCAAAGCTACGCTCAGATGTTTCGGTTTCATAGATTTCAGCGTGTTCGTTTTCGTACTTTTCGTACTCTAAACCAAACAGCGCGTTCAGACCGGGCAACAATTCCTTCAGGAGTTGGGCGCGTGAAATAGCCATTGTTCTATCTCCTTATGCCGAGCCAGTTGAAGTTGTATGCTGATGGTAATTAAACTTACACACCAAGATCGGGAACGAAGTGCCTTTCTCATCACCCTGATCACCGCCCAAATAATCAATCACACGGATTGGGTTATTTGCATCAGTGTCTAGGTTAGAGATGTCCAAAGCAACACGGCTGACTTTGAGGTCAGTGTTTGGTGCTGTTTGAACCAAGAGACAGTTCTTGCCATAGATGTCACCAGTATTTGTAGGCGCACCATCAGCTTGGATGGTGAACATTACATTTGGATCGTCTACGATGTACGCCATTGCATCAGATGCAACAGTCGATGCAGGCCAAAGCTGAGAAAATACTTTCTGCTTTGAATTTGGATCGGTGTATGAGCAACCCATAAAGATACCAACGATATCGATATCGGTGCTGTCATCACCTGTGCCGGACTGCTTTTCGATTGTGGTAGCTGTACCGCCATCTACCAGATGAGCGATATCACCTGTTGCGATATCAGTAGCATAGCCAGAAGCTATAGGATACTGACGGAACACCTCAAGCGAACCAGAGTCTAATCTACCAATCGGGCGCAGACCGAAGGGAGCGGCTATTGAAGACATAATCTCTCTCCTTCTATCAAGCCATTATTACAACGGTAAGCGCCAACTTAGTGTCACTTACCAAACGAAGTTTTCGTACTGCGCTCTGGATTTAACAGAGGCATACGAGGATCAGATTGCCGTAGATAATTGTTATCTACAGAACCCATTTGTGTCGCGTTCATCTCATCGTGTGCTTCACGGCGAGACTCAACGTATTCGGTCGAGTTTTCGCAAAGTAGCAATCCCCCAACCTCAACATTCCCCTCAAAGCGAGAGTCAATGTCTGACATAACTTGCAATTCCGGATGGTCTTCTGCCTTTACTGGCGTCCATCCCTCACGGAATTTTGATGAAACATTCGTGTTGTCAGTGTTACCAAGCGTTGAGGTGCGGATCCAACGGTACTCAGTACCATCTTTAGGCTCCGGTGTTGGTAACATAGATTGCCTCGACCAAGTTTTTTTGCGCTCCGTGGTTTCACGGGTCTTGGAATCGCGTGGCTTTCTATCTGGCATTTGATTGCTCCTTCATAAGTTGCGCCGCATATTGCTCTGGGGTAAGACCTAGTCGCTTGGCGAGAGCGACAGCCGTTGAGGTCAGTTGCACCTTGCGTGGTTTTTTTGCACTCCGTTGAGCGGGGGCAACCACGGAACCAGCTTGACGTACAGGTGCTTCCTCAACTTCTTGCACATCAAACTTGTCTGGAAAGCGTTGACGCATAGACTCATCAATCGCTTTGTAATAATCATCAGCTTGGGTCTGAGGATTCAACCCTTGCTTCACTAATTTCTCATGCACACCAAAAGCATACCCTGTCATTTCGGAGTCATCTCCAAACCAAGGATTTTCTGCCGCCCAAGCCTTTGTACGTTCATCAGGCTCTTTTACCTGTGGCGTAGTCTCCTCTGGCTTTTGCATCACAGGGGCTTGCTCTGGAGCAACCCGCTTTGGCACTTTATAAGTTTCAACCTTGTTCTTCTCTAGGCCAAGGTTTGTTAATTTTTCCTGAGCCGCTATAATTTTGTCAGGGTCACCTGTCTCGTAGGCTTCTTTGTACTCTTGTTTCGCCTGCTCCATTTGAGCTTCAACGCGAGTCTTGGCCTGTTCAACAAGCATACCCTCACCCTCTTCAAGGGTTTTGCGTAGCTTCTCATTTTCTTCCTGAAGAGTTTTTGCGTAGCTTACAGCTTCTTCCTGTAAACGCACGGCCTCTTTTTTACGCCGCTCCTCTTCATGGTACTCAAACTTTAATTGCTTGATGCGCTTCTGCACACCTTCGCTATAACTTTCAATTTCGTTATCGTCAGGGACTTGTGGTTCCTGTCCTTCTGGACGGCGCGGCTTTTCTTCCGCTGGAATATCATCAACGATCTCTAGTTCGATCTCGTTGTTGTCCTCGACTTCAACTTCTTTTACTGCTGGCTCATTCATGCTCTTGCGTACCCCCTTGGATCATCGACAACTGCTTCCACAGTATCATCGTTAATAAGGCGGAACTCCTGCTTTTCGACCTTAAATCTTGTGCCAGAGTAAGATCTGAAAATTACAAAATCGCCTTCTTTGCAATATGGCCCTGAAGGAAACTTATCCTTATCGGTGTAAGCGTCCGGCCCTGCTTTAACGACAAAGCCAATAACGGAAGCTGTCTGCTCTGCATTCTTTAGAGCGTCTGGCATATAGATACCGCCATCGGTTTTTTCTTTTACGTCCAGTGGTTTTATCAAGAGTTTGTACCCAGAAGGCTCTGGGATTTTTGTTGCGACCTTTTGATCGACTTCTTTTGTTGCAGAATACATCTGTTTTCCTTTGCAGTGATTGAGGCTCACAGTACCTTGCTGGGCTGATCCCATACGTCTCCACAAAAACTAAAATACACTAAGAAAATAGAGTTCGGAAGCCCTATTCCTGTATAAATCGCTGTTCGTAGTCAATTAAGTCTCTTTCTAGCAACGCTAGAGCCTCAACCTTGCCTACTAAACGAATATACTCTTCGTGGTTCTGACAACCGCCGCCAGCCATGTGATCAGCGATATCATTCATATATGCTCTTATTTTGTCCCGAAAAGGTTTGAATATAGATTGTTCATTCATTTGACTCATCTACAGCCATCTCCCGTGCTATTTCAAGGCCGATCTTGGCCCCCTCTCTTCTATCTTGACGCTCTGCTTTGTCAAGCTCTGTAGCGGCTTTCAGTCCTAATCTAGCGCCCTCACGCTTTTCTTCTGACTCAAGCCGTGTTTTCTGTAGCGCCAAGTTGGCGGCATCTTTTTGATCTTGGCTTTCAAGCTTCGCCATATCCATGTTGATCTTGTGCTGAAGCTCTTGTTCTTTGATAGCCAGTTCACGCTGTTGCATTTGCACCACAGGATCTTGCTGTGCCTGTTGCGCTTGTTGCTGTTGCTGTTCTGCTTGGTTTTTACCAAGAAGTTTCTCAGCCGCATCTTTTGCCATCTTAGAGATTTGCTCTTCTACGTCTTCTGGAATTGGCTGATCTTCATCAGGCAACTCTACGCCAAGCTGTTTTTCAATCTCACGGCGATACTGGAATGCAATATGTTCTGTGATATGCGCGGCCATAGCATTCTGGATCACTGATGCAAAAGGCGATTGACCAACAATCTCCTGTAGCTTCGGATCTTTCATGGCTGACATATGCACAGCAATGTGAGCTTCGTGATCCTGATACTTGAATGCTTTTACTGGCTCTTGTTTTAGAATAGCCATGTTTTCTGATACAGGATCTTTTGGTGCAAGATCATCAGGCAACTTGATAATCTCATCTGCGTCTTTGATTCCAAGCACCTCTAGCATCTGACGATGTATTTTGCCCATGTCATATAGCTGTGGAGCTTGTGATGCTAACTGCATAGCCGCCTGATACTGAACAACACGTTGTGCCATTGTCGCGGCGTTTGGATCTGATACTGGTATAACATCTACCCTGCCATCAAAATCTTGTTGGCGATCTGCTTCTGACTCTTCATCATGCAGATATGTTGAGTCCATGTTATCTTTGATAACTGTAGCCAAAAGGCGCAATTCATTTTTTAGTGATGCATGAAGTCTTGCCTGAACACCAGACATAACTTTCATGCTACGCTCCATCAGCGCGAGTGTAGTTCCGACTGGAGCTTGCGGGTTGAGGTTTCCAACTTGTACATCAGCAACGGAGCCAATCCGTCTCCCCTCTTCCACGATATTTCCGAGAAGCTGGTATAACACTGAGGACGGTTCCTTGTAAGGAAGGAATGCAATGCTATCGCGAATTGCACCCCCCGGTACGTCCACATCCCTGAACTCACCCGGCATGAGAGGCGAATCATCACCCTTAATGCGGAGTCCCCTAGCTTTGAGGCCAGCCGGAAGATTAGAAAGCGTACCCGCATCAATAAGTTGACGAAGAATACTTGTGGCACTTTTAGCAAGACCACCAATAAGATGAATAAGACCCGTTCCATAGAACCCAAGTCCCGGTAGGTAGCGGTAGTGAACAAAGTAGAGTCTCTTGCGCTTTTTAGGATCGTCCTCATACCAATTTCTCCTTATTGATAATACAGTCTGTGACGATTTATCTATTGTAATAACGTGTGGCCGCGCCAAACCATCTGGGTCATTGTACGGTTCTGGCAGATCAATATCTACATGGATTTCAAGAATGGTGTGGCGATCATCATCTTCTAATACAGCACTCTCGCCTTCAATCTCATCATACTTTTCTTGAATATCAGAATAATCTGGCTCAGGTGATGGTAGCTCTACATCACGATAAAAACCGTTATGCTGTAGCTCTGCTACTTCATTTTCGGTTCTTTTCATAACGTGAGTATATCTTGGCGCTGTAGCAAGATCTGAACATCCGTAGGATACTACAAAATCTTCTGCCGGAACGAACATAGAACATGGTCGCTCCATCAATGGATCATAATAAACCTTCTTGAAAGATGAACCAGCAAGCGGCAATCTAAATAACATGGACTCAGTTTCATCACGGTACTCTGTCATCTCCTCTGTAAGAAGATAATTCATTTCATCTTCGATGCGCCGTGCCTGATCAATTTTATCTTTGTCTTTTTTGCCAACGAGTTTTGTTCGCACAGGGCCAGAGGCTGGGAACATCTCCCCCATAGCCTGCGCTTGGAAACGGACAACTGCTTCTGTTAGCACTGGGTGGAACACGCCAGCGGCTCCCTGCCAAGGCTGTGTTCTTTCTTCTATTTTCATTCCAAGAAGATCAAGACCCTTTACATAAGACGAGGCCCATTCAGATCTTGAGTTGCGATCTGTTTTAAAATCATGCACAAGATCAGCGGCGATAGAGGCAAGGTCACCCTCTTCCATAAACTCAGCTAAGTTTGCATCGTGGTCTGGCCCCAGCAAATCTTCTGTTACATCGCCAGTGAAATCGATGATCATACCAGAGTCACCAGTATCGATAGATACGGCATCTGGGTTTACAATCTCTACTTCAACTTGTCCCACATCATCATCAGCCTCAAGGGGTGATGGAGTCATTGATTTTTCTACAGCCATAATAAGATACCCTAAAAGTTGCCCTTCGTCATAATAACAGCGTGTCGCCCGTGATGGCAGTGGCTAAGATCATTTGCCATCTCCCATCCCATTTTCTTATACTTCTTAATCATAGAATGTGGAACATATCTACATATCACACTAGTAGTATTCAACTTTTCTTCTGTAGATCGGTTCTTCATCCCAGTCATCCATCGAACTGCGTATCCATCCCCCTTGTCGAAAGCGCAGTAATGCTTGTGTTGTAGAGTCAACGAGATCGTCATGTTCTCCAGACGGGAAGGCGGCACACTCTTCAACAACCTCTTCAGCCCATCTGGTAGCTGGACACCATACGACACCAGAGGCGAATAGGTCTGTGACGGCGTTGACTCTTGCAATTTTGTCCTGTCCCCTAGAAGGCGTAAACTCTGTTACTGGTATTCCCATAGCTCTAAGCTCAAATATTAGGGGTGAACCAGCCGCTTTCGCCTCAACAATCATCTGATCTGGCTCATATTCCCAATATTTCTCGTATGCGGCCCTTTTTAGCTCTGGAAACTCCAATTTTTCCTTGTATGCATCCAAGAGTATCAGATTTGGCACTGTTTCACCACTCTCGTTAGGGTAATTAAAGATACCCCATGTGGTACAGGCGCTATAATCGGCTCTTTGGGTCTTCAAAAACGCTGTATCCCAGCTTTGAATGATGGCTTCACACGCTGGTGGGGCTTCATTCGTCCATTCTCTCCACCATTCGCGCTTAATTAGCGCCCCTTCTTCTGAAGTTGGGTCTTGTTGGTACTGTGCAGACCATTTTGAGACGGGAAGTTCGGCTTTTAGGGCATCTAACTGCTCTATAGGCCAAAATTCAGGCCATAACGGAGCGCCAGATGGCATGATTGCGGGTAATTCTATGACTTCCCACTCATCTGCACCCTCTCTTTGGGTAGCTGACTTGATAATCTGGCCCGTCAGATCTCTGACACTCCAGCGAGTCATCACAATTATGATGGCTCCGCCGGGCTGGAGTCTCTGGCGTGGGCCAGATGTGTACCATTCGTAGACTTTATCGTAGACTTCTGGGTTGTAAGCCCCCAATGCCGCCTCTTGTTCCGAATGGGGATCGTCAATAATGAGAACATCAGCACCTTTACCAGTGACTGCACCACCAACACCAATAGCAAAGTAATCACCCCTCTTGTTTGTGTTCCATCTACCCGCCGCCTTTGAGTCTGAAGACAAAGTTATGCCCGGAAACACTTGTTGAAAGTCCTCTAGGTCGATCAAGTTACGGACTTTACGGCCAAACCCAACGGCTAGTTCCGCTGTATGTGCCGTTTGAATTATTTTTTTGTGTGGGTATTGACCAAGAAACCATGCAGGAAAGAGATACGAGGCGAACTCTGACTTGGTATGTCGTGGTGGCATATTGATGATCAGGCGTTTTAGATCCCCCTTAGCCACTCTTTCAAAAGCATCTGCCATAATCGAATGATGTTTTCCGGGAATGAACGCGGGCCACATCTTTCTGACGAATGTAAGGAAGTCTATTCTTGAGTTCTCTAACTCTTCAGCCGCCTCTAGTTCAGCAAAAAGAGATATAAGCTCTTCCTGTTGGTCTATCGGAAGTTTTGAAATTTTTGCTTTTACTGCATCAAGAGCCGTCATTATCTACACATCTGTTCAACAACACGGTCTTAGCTAGATCCATCAAGAAAACCATATCAGGAGCTTTTCCGTGTGATGTCCCCAAGAACAAATTACCATCTTTCGTCCACCCTATCACCATAGCCTCAGTCATCTCAACTTCTTCGATGATTGCTGACAGCATATCATTCGGGTCAAGATCTTCCTGTTCAATCTTATCTCTTCCGGGAAATTGTATTATGTTGCTCATTTCAAATCATACACATCATCAGCTATAGCAGTGATTATATCTAATCTATCTTCATGTATAGATATCTTATCAAGCTCTGCTTGTATAGCTTCTAGAATGTCTGAATGTTCTCCAATGCCAGCAGGGTTGTCTAAATACACTTGAACATTGGCTTTGTGCAAAGCAATGCTCCCCTCAGCGTGTTTCATCAGTGCGTTAATGATGGCATCCCTCATAAGCAACCCCTGTGTTTTTCCCCAATGATGACGAAGGGGGAGCGTGGAGAAAAAACCGCTCAACCCCTTCGGAGCCATCGGGAGACTAACGGCTCCTGATAAGATTACACTATGAACACGGCACTAACTAGTAACTAGTATATATAAATATATAACTAGTTATAAGAACTAGTAGGGGCATATGATTCCTAGAGCCTATTCTGTGAAGATTTGTAGTATGGTACAATGTACTTAGGTGACCCATAACTCTTCATGGGGGGGGTAATGCAAATCATCTGGCACATATTGTTGACGGTATGCTTTGAGGGTGAATGCCGGACACAAGACGTTCAGTGGTTTGAAACACAAAAAGAATGTTTGGTAATGCTGGCACTATACCAAGACATACCACCAGATGGTGACTGGCACAGTATAACCTATGTATGTAAGCCAGTGAATGCTAATGCAGTGTAGGCTCTTCCAGTATCTCCCACAGATCCCACAGCTTCACTTTCCTCTCCATCACTATCCAAGATAGCATTCCCGCCTCTTCAGGCGTCAGTGAGGGCCATTCAGCAACTTCTGCTAGGGTCATAACACATTTGATGCAAAACGCCTCTGGCGAGCTTCTACGGCAGTTTCCATCACTACACGGCCCCTCAATATTTTCTGGATTATATTTGACTGTGTGGATCATCATGTAGTCAGTGCGTGTGTACCGTGTGTGTGACAGGGGGGATGGGGGCGGGTGGGGGTCGCCCACTTCACAAATCACATCAGGATCACCCC